CCTTCTTTCACACCCTGTCAATATACTGAACTGGTTTGGGGTACTCCCCCACCCTAGAGGGAAGAGGCATTACGCAAAAAAGGGTTTACTATTTTGTAGTTTATCTACTTAGTTCAAACCAAAAAAAAACACCAACCTAAGTTGATGCTTTCACGAGGTCCCCCCGAACTTCTATTTCTAATCTTCTTGTGAACCTGCTATGTAACATACTATTCCTACTACTAAACAGATTGCTGTGGCTAATGTTATACTAATCATCTTCTTTGACTTTAAAAAATAATACAGGTATCAATAAAACAGCTTCTATAACTGTGAAAATTATCCATTCGTCTTTAGACATACTTTAGAATTTACCACTTACAGTGCCGTTTGGTTTCTTTATTATTCCACCAAAACCTTCACTTTCTTTTATAGACTCCATATAGTTGTCACAGCAAACAGCATCCTCAGACACTACCTCACCATCAACGACCTTCATAGTGTGCTTGGCTAAGACCAACTCTTTATCACACTCTTTACATTTAAATTTTGACATAATTATAGGGTTAAATTACAAATTCCTTTTCCTGATGTATGGGCATCTATATATAAAAGTATGGCTTTCTTAATGCCCCTTGTTACTTTTATTTTCATAGCCTTTTTTTTCTTACGAGGCAACTTGTAATAATCCTTCATATAAGGGAATGCCTCAACCAATAAATCCCTATCTATGCTTATTCTTCTTCCCACGACCCTTCTGAATAAGCTCGTTCCTTAATGTTAAGTAAAGCAGCTACAAACTCCCCAAGCAAGTTAAGGTCTTTTACCTTCAGAATACCACCTATTTCTACTTCTGTTCCACCCTCGTTAGATAGAATATCAACACCACATTCTTCTTCATTAATGTAATAATACAAGAATCCTGCTTTACCATCTTCGGGTTCTTGGTATTCTTCCTCAAACCCTAAATCCATTAACCCTTGAGGTGTAATAGGTTTAGTACCTATAAAGCCTAGTTTTTCTGCTGCCGATAATAATCGTTCTGCATTCGTTTCTGACGATAATAAATACTCTGTTTCGCTTTGACAGAATTTACACTTACTCTTTTTAATCTTTGCCATAATAAGGTTAGTTAATTGACTCTACTTAACATATATAGGTTTCCGTTTTTGTTAACGTCAACAAAATGGTTAACTCTTGGGGATAAATGTAAGCAATCTTGTTTACTTATCCAAATAAATATACACGCAATTCACAATATAGTATGAATTTTAAGTCATTATCACCTAAAATAATCGTTTTTGTATGAGAAATCATACAATAATGTGATTTTGGTAGTATTTATATTTAGAAACGTATAGTGGTATGTCGGGATTTCCGACTAACCAGTACGTAATGTGCGCTTACTTTTTGTGTATTGCACCCATTTTTCTCACATAATTGGGACAGTTCGTGATACGCGAATTGCGAATTACTCTCTAATGTCAGTAATTAAGTCTGCTAAAGTTAAAGTAATACCAACAATAAGCATTGTTATTAAGAATCCTTTAATCATCTTTTATTCCCTCATTTAATCCCTCATTTATTCCCTCACCTTTTAATTCACCAAAGGCAGTAGTATTAAGTATTACAACTTCACCACAAGCCCTTTGATAAAATTCCTCTAGGTCAACACCTGATTTGCCACAGGAGCAAAAATCCATCTTCCACCTTTCCCCACTATCAGACTTTTGTACGCTGTCACAATACCCACATTTCCATTCAAGAATTGTTCTCATATCATTAGTATTTAGTTAGTATGGTTATAACCTGACAATCTACATATAAAAATAAGGTTATAGCCTTAAGTTTTTTGATGTAAAAACAGGACATTTAGCTGTGAGGGCAGGATTCGAACCTGCAAAGGGCGATTAGGTGTGGATGCGTACCATCACTTTATTTCTTATCCCTAACCAATAGACAGTTGGTCGTGTTTTCCAATTTCACCACCTCACAAGTATTAAGACTTATTTTTATCTTGATATTCTTTGTAAGATAAATAAACCGCAAAAATAACCATAGTTAATAAAATATACTTATACATAACACTTGATTTAAAGATTGCTTATACTATGTTTCCAAATTTAGCTGAAACGTAGAGTAGTTCCCACACTACCCTACTTTGTTTCAACTATGCTGATTTCTAAATCCCAATTTAGAAAATTTGCCTACCGACTGAAATAAAACCGTTTTATTAGTTTAACGATAGGACTTTTGTTGCCCAACTCACGCTTGGTACTCTCGTATAAGGTGCAGCACTCACGTAGCTTACTCACGTATTATCTTACTAAGTTGAGACGAAATCGGTATCTAACGGTTAGTTAGTGTACTTAGTAAGTCGGCTAAACGATAATTTTAATGTAGCATCACGTGCTACGAGTAGCCTAGGGATATAACCGACTTATTATAATTTAAGTGTTAGTTCGTAACACCCCCTTGTAATTTTATCTATTCTGTTTGTTACCTGCCATTGATTTACCAACTACAAGTTCCCAAATCGTTTCTGTTACAAACCCTTTACTCTTAGCTAAGGCTACAGCAGCTTGTTTGTTTAACCTTCTACCTCTACTGTACTCAGTCAAACTCTTACCCTTAACCTTTCTTTTATTGCCTTGCAAAGATACTACTTTATCTGTATTCATAATTAAGAGTTTGATTAATTGTTCTACAAATATACGCTAACAAATGTTAACTTCCTAATTTCACACTAAAAACTTCCCTTAAACACCTTTTTTTTTGTTAACTAACTGAAAATCAGGACTTAGTAAATTAGGGGTCTAAATGGGGTCTAAATGGGGTCTAATTGAGGTCAACGATAGACCTATAGGACAAGGATAAAGGATAAAGACTATTTCTTTCTTTTTATGTTACTTTTTCTTTCTTTATAAATAAATAATTGTATATTTACAGAAATGATTGTTTAATTATGAAACGTTTACCTACAGAGATTAAAAAACAAAGGGGGACACTAAGGAAGGATAGAATGAATGAAAATGAACCTAAACTACCTAGTGAAATTCCACCAATACCTACTTGGCTATCAGAAGAAGGGCAAAAGTCTTTTGTAGAACTAAGCACCTTACTACACGATATGTCTGTACTCACTAGAGCAGACGAGATGTCCTTAACCATCCTTTGTGATTCTTATGCCGATTATAAGAACGCTAAAGAGGTTATAAACGAATTAGGTGCATCACAAGAGGTAACATCAAGAGAGGGTCACACAAAGTCTATACAACGACCCGAAGTCTTAATAGCCAATCAAGCCTTTGTTAGAGTTTTTGCTTTACTTAAAGAATTTGGATTAACACCTTCAAGTAGGGCAAAGGTAAACGCAATAGAACACGCATCACAAACACCTGATATTAAAATAGAAAATTTCTTTAATAACGATGAATAACCTACATCACATAGATGAAGATAGATATTACTTCGATGAAAAAGCAGCGAGTAGGGCTGTTGATTTCATAGAGATGTTTTGTCAGCACGTTAAAGGTGATTTAGCAGGTAAAAGGTTTATCCTTGAAGATTGGCAAAAGGATGATATTATAAGACCATTGTTCGGTTGGAAGTCAAAAACTACCAATTTAAGGAAATTCAGGCAATGTTTTGTTTTCATACCACGTAAGAATGGTAAGACAAATTTAATGGTAGGTATAGCCCTTTATATGCTATTCTCAGATGGTGAGAAAGGTGCTGAAATTGTATCAGCAGCAGCAGATAAAGAACAAGCACGTTTATCGTTTTCTATTGCTAAACAAATGGTCTTACAAGAGCCTGAGTTGATTAAACGCTCAAACACTTACAGGGATTCCATTACGTACGATAAGGTAGGTTCATACTACAAAGTAATTTCAGCAGACGCAGACACTAAACACGGTTTAAACCTATCTTGTTGTTTGTTAGATGAAATTCATTCACATAAAAATCGTGACCTATACGATGTGTTACTCACGAGTATGGGAGCTAGGAAAGAGCCTTTAATGCTTGGTATTACCACAGCAGGAGCAGGACACCAAAAAGACCATATTTGTAAAGAACTTTATGACTATGCTAAGAAGTTGATTAGTGGTGCTATTCAAGACGATTCATTCTTGGGTGTTGTTTATGAGGCTGATAAAGACGATGACATCTTTGATGAACAGGTTTGGAGAAAAGCAAATCCGGGATTTGGGACTATTATCACCGAAGAATATATGAAACAACAAGCTGTAAAGGCTAAAAACGAACCATCTTATGAAAACACTTTTCGTAGACTACACCTAAATCAATGGGTTGCAAATGAAACTAAATGGATTTCTGATGAAAAATGGATGGATTGTTATGATGATATAAAAGAATCTAACTTTGTAGGTAAACCTTGTTATGTGGGATTGGATTTAGCATCCACACGAGATATTACCTGTCTCAGCTTATTATTCCCCGATAACGACAATGGGTACGATGTTTTCTTACACTCCTTTATACCTTCTGATAACGCTCATAAAAGGTCTGAAAGGGATAAGGTTGACTACGTTAAATGGCAAAGAGAGGGATGGGTTACATTTACAGAGGGCGATGTTTGCGACTACAATTACATAAAACAAAAGATTAGAGACTTATCAGAATTATACGATATTAGAATGATAGCTTATGATAGGTGGAACGCCTCACAAATTGTTATTGATTTAACAGAAGAAGGTTGCCCTATGATACCTGTAGGTCAGGGTTACAGAACAATGTCACCTGCGACTAAGGAATATGAAACTTTAGTTTTAGGGGGTAGTATTAGGCACGATGGTAATCCTACTTTAAGGTGGATGATGTCTAATGTGGTTCTAAAATTAGACCCTGCCGGGAATGTGAAACCCGACAAAAGTCGCAGTAATGACAAGATTGATGGTGTGGTATCTACGTTGATGGGCTTATCAGAGGCTATGCAAAATAAAAATGGTGGAAATTCAGGATATGATGACAAAGAAATATTCTTTATCTAAGAACGAAATAGTTGCACAGGAGCAACTAACAATAAGAGATATATGTGCATCTGTACTAGGTAACAACAGGGATTTACACCTGTTAGATGACTTGGTGCAGGATATAAACGTAATTCTACTTACTCAATTAGAGGAAACGATACAATCTTTATACGAAACAAATCAATTACGCTATTTTGTAGCTCGTGTGGTAACGAATCAAGTCCTATCTACATCATCACCCTTCCATAAGACTTATCGCCTTAGAGACACCTTAAAATGCGTTACAGAGGGTGATTATGATAATTTAGCAGATAAGATTTGGGAAAAAGTCGTAAAATCAGACAACAGAATGTTAAGGGAGATAGTTGTTTTAAGGTATGAATATTCGTTTAAAATCAGAGAAATAGCTTTAATTCAAGGCATATCAACTAGATACGTTCACAGGGTATTAGCGAATGCTTTGAAAGAATTAAGAAAAAACTACTGAAAAGTTGTTCACATTTTAGCACTTTTCACTATTTACACTTGTACAACTATTTAAGCAGCTTTGGGTATATTCAACTTTTTTACAGGTAAAAAATCCACCATCAAAGAAGAATCACGTTCTATCTTTGGTCAAACTATTCTTGGTGGTACATTTGGGTCATCAACTTCGGTGTCAAAAGAACAAGCGTTGCGAGTAGCAGCAGTTTGGTCTTGTGTTCGTGTGCTATCAGAAACTATAGCTTCCCTGCCCATCTCACTTTACGAGAAAGATAAAAACAACAATAAGATTAAATTAAATAATAACCCATTAAATAAATTAGTGGGTGAACAGCCATCAAGGATATATAATTCCTTTATGTTCTTTGAAAGGGCTATGGTAGATTTAAGTTTTGATGGAAATTTTTGTGCTTATATAGAAAGAAATCAAGGCGGTTTACCAGTAGGGATTCACCCATTACAATATAAAGATGTTGATGTTTTCGTTTCTCCTGATGGCAGGGAAGTTTATTACGAAGTTAAAGAAAGTGCTGACAGCGTTTACCCAATAACAGGTAAAGTGCAAAGTATGAATATGATTCACGTTAAAGGTTTATCCTTTGATGGGATTACAGGTAAATCACCAATAGAGGCTGCAGCAGAAACATTAGGCATATCTATATCTTTAGATAAACACGCAGGTAATTGGTTTAAAAATGGCTCACAGCTAGGTGGTATTCTTAAACACCCTGCTACATTAAAACCTGATACAGCTAAACGATTAAGAGAATCGTGGAATAGCAACTATTCAGGTGTTGCAAATACAGGAAAAACAGCTATATTAGAAGAAGGTATGGATTGGGTTGCTCGGACTGTTCCTAACAACCAAGCACAATTTATAGAGTCAAGGGAATATCAAATAAGCGACATTTGTCGCATTTTCAGAGTACCTAACCATCTCGTAAATGACTTATCTTCTGCAACTTATAGTAATATCGAAGCACAGCAAATTGACTTTGTAGTGCATACTATCACACCTTGGATTAAGAGAATTGAAAGTGAATTAAACCAAAAATTAATTCCTAACAACAAAAGGGGTCAGGAATACTTTAAGTTTAACCTAAACGCTATTCTTAGAGGTGATTCAAAAAGTCGTGCAGATTACTACAGAACATTAGTAAATATTGGGGTGCTTTCTCCTGACGAGGTTCGTTCTTTAGAGGACTTAAATCCTATGGGTGATGAAAGTGCAAAGGTGTATATGCAATCTAATATGATGCCTTTAGATAAATTAGGTGAAGATACTAAAAGAACAACGGTATGAAAGAAAACAAGGAAATAAGGATATATAACGGTAACTACGAAGTTCGTTTAGAAGAAGGTTCTGACGAAACTAAAGTACGTGGTTATGCAGCGTTATTCGATACAGATAGTAGGGATTTGGGATTCCGAGAAACAATATCTACAAGGGCTTTTGATGGTCGCTTAGAGGACAATGTAATTTTAACATTCAATCACGACCCTAACCTAATTTTAGATAGAAACATAGGTGGTACTTTAAACCTATCTGTAGATGAAAGAGGTTTGATTTATGAGGCTACTTTGCCAAACACAACAACAGGAAACGATGTTGCTGAGTTAATGCGTAGAGGCTTGTTATATGAATCTTCTTTTGCTTTCACAGTAGAAGATGATGATTGGTCAAAAGATGGTGATGTTACTAGACGAACTATTAATAAAATAGGTAGATTAGTAGATGTTTCCATAGTAGGTGTTGGTGCTTACGCTAACACAGATGTCGCACTTCGTTCTAAGCAAGAATTTGAGGAATCTACTTCCCCAAAGGCTAGTGAAGAAACGAAAGAAGAACCAACCGAGGTACGACAGGATAACGATGAGGAAACCCCTCAATCAGTTGGTTCGCAAATTAATTTATTAACTAACGAATTAAATCTAAAAAGAAGGATATGAAAAATTCCGTAGAATTAAGACAAGATAGAGCAGCGTTAATCGCAGAGGCGAATGTGATGCTTGAATCTTGCAAAACTGAATCTCGTGACTTTAACGAAACTGAGCAAGTTTCTTATGACGAGAAAATGACAGCTATTGACAAATTAGCAAAGAACATTGAAACTGTTGAGCGACAAGAAAAATTGAACGCTGAAATTGCATCTAATGTAGGTTCTGCTCCTGTTCAAAAAACTTCTGATATTAAAGAAGTTCGTGACTATTCTGTTTTCAAAGCTGTTAACGGATTAATGAACAACAACCTTGATGGTGTTGAGAAAGAAATGCACGACCAAGCAGTAAACGAAGCTAGAGCAGCAGGTTTTTCTGTAAATGGTTTAGGTATTCCTGCATTTATGTTAGAGGCTCGTGCTGATGTAACACAAGGTACTTCTGCTATTGCTCCTACTAACGTATTAAGTTATGCAGAAGCAATGCGTGAAGCATCTGTATTCGGTAAAGTTGGTGCAAACATCTTAACAGGTTTGTCTGCTAACACTACTATTCCTGTTACAGGTACATCTACAGTTGCTTGGGGTACAGAAAACTCAGCAGCAGCAGATGGTGGTGCTAACTTCGGGAAGGTTGAATTAACTCCAACTCGTGTAGCTGCTTATGTAGATATTTCTAAGCAATTATTATTACAAAATGGTGGTGCGGAAGGTGCTATTATGTCTGATTTAGGTCGTGCTGTAGCACAGTCAGTTGATGCAGCTATCTTTAGTAGAGCAGGTATCGCTAACGCTCCAACATCTATTGCACAGACATCAGGTTGTGGTACTTTTACTGAACAATCATCTTTCGCTGATGGTACTTCTGTTATGAAAGACATCGTTGATGCTGAAAAAACTTTAGGCGAAGCAGGTGGATTGAATGGTAACTTAGCTTATGTAGCATCTCCTGAATTACTTGCTCAAATCAAGCGTGGTGTTCAAGTTGCAAGTGTAAGTGCAGGTTTACAAGGGAATTTAGTTAACGGTTACCCTATTTACTTCACTAACGGTTGTGATTCTAATAGTGGTGTTGATGGTGACTTCTTCTTCGGAGATTTCTCTCGTCTTTACATAGGAATGTTTGGTGGTGTTGACATCTTAGTAGACCCTTATACTCAGGCTGCTACAGGTCAAAACCGATTGGTTGTAAACAACTATATGGACTTCGGTGCTGCTAATGGTTCTGCTTTCGTTAAAGCTGTTTCTTTAACTGCATAGTAGTACATAGATACTAATACTTAAAAGGGGGTTCTTCGGAACTCCCCTTTATTAACTTTAACTCTTTCAATATATACTTATGTATCTCGACCCTAACTATAACGTACAAGGCGATTTAGTTATTTTAGATGACCCTACAACAAAGGTTGTTAGTGTAGCTGAAATTAAGTCACACCTAAGAATTGATACTTCTGACGAAGATACTTTGTTAGGTGTATATGTAGATGCTGCAACTGAGATGGCAGAGCATTATTGTTCAAGACATTTTATTACACACGAGTATAAGTTGTATTTCAATCAGGTGATGTCACAAGCATCTTTAATATTTCCTGATTGTACGCTAAAAACACAAGGCTCAAACAAACCTATACATTGGTTAGATGTTAATGGGGATGAAATAACATCGTCAGAGGCTTATATAGATGCTTATTCAAATCCATCTA